TTCCGCTTCCTTCTCTTCCTCCAGGGCTTTCATAATTGGACGCTCAATCCCTTCCATATGATGGGAGTGGCAGGAATTTTGGGAGGAGCATTGCTTTCTGCGATCCACGGTGTTACAGTAGAGAATACTCTGTATCAAGATGGTGAACAAGCAAACACGTTCAAAGCATTCGATTCAACGCAGGAGGAAGAGACTTATTCAATGGTTACTGCGAACCGCTTTTGGTCCCAGATTTTTGGTATTGCATTTAGTAACAAGCGTTGGCTTCATTTCTTCATGCTTTTTGTTCCCGTCATGGGCTTATGGACTAGTTCTATTGGTATTATTGGACTTGCACTTAACCTTCGTGCTTACGACTTCGTATCTCAAGAGATACGTGCGGCGGAAGATCCGGAGTTCGAGACGTTCTACACCAAAAACATCCTCTTGAATGAAGGTCTTCGTGCGTGGTTAGCACCAGTTGACCAACCACATGAAAACTTTGTATTCCCAGAAGAAGTTCTTCCAAGAGGTAATGCACTGTGAACATCTGGTTCGTACTAATATACTTTATTTGTTTCGCTATTATTGCAGGTGCTGCATTTGCGATGATGTGGTCTAATATTCAATCCATTAATCTGGAAATGAGTAAACCAAAACCGCGTCATCCAGAGGCACCTGCCTTTGGTGAAGAAGTGATGTATGTTGATATGACAAGAGAGCGTTTGGAGAACCTTTACAAAGAGGAGGAATCTGATATATAATGGGCGTAGCAATCGCCAATAAATGAAGATTTTCCTTGATACTGCTGACACCGATGTAATCGAAAAATATTTCTCCACGGGATTAGTTGATGGTGTCACAACTAATCCCACTCTCATTATGAAGAGTGGTAAAAACCCAGAAGATGTCTATCAGAAGATTAAGGACATTGGGGTACAAGACATTAGCATGGAGGTCATGGGATCTGACCTTGAGATGTATGACGAAGGTATTCGTTTGTATGAAAAGTTTGGTAGTGTTGCTACAATCAAAGTACCTTGCACACGCGAAGGTCTGATTGTCTGTAAGCGACTCTCCGAGCAAGGCATCAAGGTTAATGTCACACTCATCTTCTGTGCCGCTCAGGCGGTCCTAGCAGCAAAGGCAGGGGCAACATATGTTTCTCCCTTTGTAGGACGCTTAGACGACCAGTCAGTGGCAGGCCTGGAGGTTGTACGATCCATCTCTGAGTTGTATCGTATTCATGGAATCAGAACTGAGGTTCTGTCTGCCTCTATCCGTAGTGTGCAGCGTGCCATCAGGTCATGGTATAATGGTGCTGAAATCTGCACGATGCCACCTAAAGTATTTGACCAAATGTATGACCACATCCTTACCGATAAAGGTATGGAAATTTTTGAAAACGATTGGAAAGAGGTTCAACAATGAATTTTGCAGTTTATTCTAGGGATGGATGCCCATATTGTGATAAAGTTCAGCAGGTATTAATACTCGCTGAAATCAAGCATGTGATATATAAACTTGACAGAGACTTTACACGCGAGGAGTTCTACGATAAATTTGGGAAGGGAACAACCTTTCCAAGAGTTGTCAAAGATGATGAACTCATCGGCGGCTGCATGGAAACTGTCAAGTATCTACGGGAACAAAAACTGGTCTAATGGAACAAAACCTCATCGACATCTACGATCTTATTGAACACGCGATTGATAATGCCTTTGGGGGACAAATGAATTTAAAGTTCTACAATTATCTCAAAGATAATAAAATCAAAAAACATGAAATAGATGCTTTCATTGAGAGCACTACTGCATGGGAAATCAGTGAGATCACTATGGACCTTGATGAATATCTCAAAGGTGGTCAAGATAGTGAACACAAACAACTGCGAGAAGGTTATGGGCATATTCCAAAACCCCAAGCAAGAAAAATTAAAGAGTATTTGTATGGCATCCTAGAAGATGCGTGGAGGTATAGTCATGACCGAAGACCAGGAAGACGCAAAAAGCAGTCTAAATAAACCAGATACCCATATTAATCGTGGGGTAGAGTTGCTATTACGCAACAGGAGGAGAAAACCAGAATCGCCCAAAACTTTTCAGGTAAAGTTCGGCAAAATGGTTTCCATCTGAACTTCTATCTGGACATCAGAAAGAAATAGTCTCTGGAGGACGAAAAGATGTTAGCAGTAACACTGACGATTGGAACTTTGGTTTCCATCATGATGTTTTTTGTAGGAGGTGTGGTAGGATGGTTAGCAAAAGACCATGTATATCAAACTCAACCCGTTTACACACATCCAGAGATGTTTGATGAAAACGGCAACATTCTACCTGACGAAATTCTATCCGTAAGATTTGAAAACCCAGAGGACTTTTCTGACTCTGAATGAACATTAACTTTGAATTGATTAAAAATGACTATGCTGCGCTTAAATCCAACAACACTCAGTAGAGCTTTTGGACAGCAACTTATTGATGAAGGTGCATATTTGAGACCATCTTTTGAAAATGAATTGCTACCTGTAATTTGTAATAGACTGAATGATCCTACACTCCAAAGAGAAGACTCAGGGAGCATTGGTGTTGGCAGTGCCCTGAGTCTTTTCTTAGCAGCAGCAAAGCGTAAACCAAAACTTATAGTAGAGGTTGGTACATACATTGGAACCAGTGCTGCTTGTATGGGTTTTGGAGCAGCAATGAGTGGTAATCCAGTAGAACTGGTTACATGTGATATAAACCCTTGCACAAAAGAACCATTTGCAGGGCTAGAGTTACCTGAAGGCAGTACAGAAAATGTTATGCAAAAAGGTAGCACAGAAATGTTCCAATACCTTGCCTCTCAAGGATCTAAAATAGATATGCTACATATTGATGGTCGTCTGAGAGGAGAGGATCTGCAACTCTTGAGTAAGTTGCTAACACCAGATACTCTCATTGCCTTGGATGATTGTGAAGGTGATGAAAAAGGTCACTACAATCTTGATATATTGAGGCGTAGTGGATTGATTGAAAATCACGCATTTGTATCACCTTTTGAGAAAGACCTTTTCCGTTGTTGGAATATTGAATCCCGCTCGGTTACGGCATTTCTCCTTCCATTCGACGGCATTAATGTTTCACGACAGTAATTTACAAATTTGAAAATGGCTATTACTAATTCAACAAAGAAGACGACAACTAGAAAACCTAGAGCAACAAAACCAAAGGCAAAAGCACCAGCGAAGAGAGCACCTGCAAAACCAGTTGAACTTCCTACTAATCCTTTTGTCTTTGAGATTTTAGAACTTGCTTCTTCTCAGAGATCCTCTGCTAAGAAAGTAGAAGTTCTGCAGAAGTATGAAGATAATTCTGTCAAATCTGTACTGATTTGGAATTTTGACGATAGTGTTATTTCAATGATTCCTGAGGGAGAAGTTCCTTATGGTGATCCAAATGAGCAAAGTGTTTTTGATGGATCACTTTCGGAAAACATTATCAACGAAACCAAAGGTGGACTGTCCGCAACTGGACAAGATCTTGACGGTAGGAACAAAACATCTCTTCGTAAAGAATGGACCACTCTTTACAATTTTGTGAAGGGCGGAAATGATTCTCTCACCAAGACTCGTAGAGAGATGATGTTCATCAATCTTCTTCGTGGTCTGCATCCAAAAGAAGCGGAACTTCTGTGTCTGGTAAAAGACAAGTTGTTACAAACTAAATATAAGTTAACAAAGGCAAATGTCCAAGAGGCATATCCTGATATCGATTGGGGAGGTCGTTCATGACTGCTGCTGTACAAGAACAAGAGACGCAAATGGCAAGTTTCGGATCAGATAGCAATATAAATCCATCTGATTACAGTTGCCAGATTCTGCAAGAGCGAACCACTCTTGAAGCAGCAAATGATAAAACTCTTCCAAATGATGCTAGACTAGTCTGGTATGTTGTAGATGGTGTAGAGTACATTGATCTCACTCGCTGTAGAAAGACAGTAGAATTGTTTGATATGTACTTTGACAAGTACGGTAAAGGTGCCGTTCAGAGAATTGATTTTGGGTATGGTACAGTGAACCCCAAGCTGTGGGGATACAAGTCAAAAGATAAAAAGAAAAAATGAGTAAGGGATTTGAGAAGAAACTCTTTGATGTAGAAGTTGAGATGCCCCATGAGGACATTCAAAAACTCGTCAAAGAGTATAAAAAATTGAAGAAATACCAGAAGTCTTCAATGTGTGAGATTGAAAAACTTTCTGGTAAGAAAACAAAAGTTGACAAACTGGTCGATAAATACAACAGTTGACTTGTCAACCAGTTTTTGCTATAGTCTGCAGTATGGAAAACTACTTTCACCATGTCTTATAAACCCTATTCACCTGAGTGGCATCGCAAGAGGTATCTCAAAGAAGCAATCGAC